GTGCCCGGCGGACGCGTGGACTCCGATCACCAACCAAACGCGTCGGCCACCAATCGCGTCAGCAGCCCCGGCGTGAAACGTACCGCGTCAATGTTTCACGGCGGTACACTCGCGCCGTGGCCCGGCGGTGCGTGGTCTGCAGTCATGCCCAGGTCACTGCCATCAACGCGCGACTGCGAGCAACTGACCGTCCCTCGCTGCGCGCGCTCGAGGTGCAGCTGGGCATCCACCACGACGCGCTCCGCCGCCACCTCGATGGCCACCTGCACGCCACGCCAGCGCCTCTCGAAGTGGTGAATTCGCCGCTTCGAGAGCCCGAGCCTGAGCCACCTCCCTCCGTGTCCGAGCCTGATTCGGTCCGTATCAGGCGCGTCGGCCACCGCGTGCAGCATCGACATCGCCAGTCGGCGTCGGCGCGTGAGGTGTTCCTCGACGTCTACCGCACGAGTGGCAACCTGACCCAGTCCGCAAATGCAGCGGGTGTCTCGCGCGGCGTGGTCATGCGCTGGCGCGAGCACGACGACACCTTCAATGCCGCGTTCAACGCCGCCGAGATCGAAGCGGTCGAGCTGCTCGAGGCCGAGGCCCGCCAGCGTGCGACCAAAGGCACCAAGCTGACGCGGCGCGTGATCCGCGGCGGACGGCTGATCGAGGAGGTCGAGGAGTGGCGACCGTCGGACGCGATGCTGATCAAGCTGCTCCAGGCGCTGCGACCCGACAAGTACGGCGATCGGCTGTCGGTCACCCAGACCACCATCGTCAAGACCATCGATTCGGAAGCCTGGGACGCGGTCTAGGTATGTTGATCCCGCGCTGCCAGCACAAGATCCGCGCGCGCGATGGGTCGCTCGTGCGCTGCCCGCAGCAGGCGCACTGGGTCATCAGGCTTGCTGACGGCTCCAACCACTCCCTGATCTGTAAGCCGCACGGCCTGTTCTGCACGGGCGTCGACCTCGTACCTGTCAGGCTCGTGCTGGAGCAGTTTGCGCGAGTTTCCGCTGAACCCGAATGGCCGGCACGGTTCGACAACTGGTACCGACCACTACCCAAGCCCGAGCCACCACCGCGCCTGTGCATCGTGTGTGGTGCCGAGTCCGCCGTCTGGCGCTGTCCAGGCTGCAAGTACTGGCTGGCTCGGCAACCAGTGATCGGCAGGCGTGCGGTGAACCAGATCACCCGACAACTGAGCGGCAGCGGCACGACGCTGCGTCAACTGCAGGCCGAGCCAGGACGCCTGCGCGGCCTGCGCGACGTCGGACCGAAGTCGGTCCAGTGGCTGCTCGAGGTCGAATTGCCCACACAGGAGCGCGTCTAGTGCCCCTGGTTGTTGAGCCAGGCACCAGGACCAACGACCCCGAGTCGAAGCCGTATCGGCCCTGCGGCGCGGTGCTCGACCTGTTCAAGCGGCGCGACCGCGAGCTCGTCATCGAGGGCCCCGCCGACACCGGCAAGTCCCGCGGCTGCCTGGAAAAGCTGCACGCGGCGATGACCAAGTACCCGAAGTCGCGCGGCGCGATCGTGCGCAAGACGCGCAAGTCAATGACCGCCACCGCGATGCAGACCTTCGAGCGCCAGGTGGTGCCCGACGGCGGCGTGAAGCTGTGGGGCGACCAGGAGTACCGCTACCCGAACGGATCGAAGGTCTACCTGCTCGGTCTGGATGACCCCGAGCGCCTGAAGTCGCTCGAGGCGGACATGGTCTACGTCCAGGAATGTTCGGAGCTTTCGATCGACGACTGGGAGATCCTCACTTCGCGCGTCACCGGTCGTGGCGCGGTTATGCCCTATGTCCAGCTGCTCGGCGACATGAACCCGACGGCGCCCACGTTCTGGTTGTATTTGCGGGAAGCAGCCGGCACGGTGACGTTCCTGCATGCTCGTCACGAGGACAACCCGTCGATCACCGCCGAGCGGCTGGCAGCGCTCGATTCACTGACCGGCTATCGCTACAAACGGTTGCGTCTCGGCTTACGTGTCGCGGCCGAGGGCATGTACTTCACCGAGTGGGACCCGGCGCTGCACCTGGTGGCCCCGTTCGAGATCCCCGAGGACTGGCCGCGCTGGATCAGCGTCGATTACGGCTACGCGGCACCATTTTGCGCGCTCTGGTTCGCGCGCTGTCCCGAAACGCGGCGCATCTACATCTACCGCGAGCTGTACGCCGCAGGCCTGCGCGACGAGCAGCAGGCTGATCTGATTCGCGAGCGCACCGGCTCCGAGCGCATCCAGCAGCTGGTGCTGGATCCGTCGATGTTCAACCAGCGCGGCGAGCAGCAGCGGCCGTCGATTGCGCAGGTGTACGCCCAGCACGGGCTGCAGCGGATGGTCGTGCAGGGCATCTTCCCAGGCATGAACAACCGCAAGCAGGGCTGGGCGATCATGCGCCGCGCCATCGCGCACGACATCGAAACGACACCCCGTTTGCAGGTCTTCGCCGGCCTTGCGCCGAATCTGGTGCGCACCCTTCCTACGATGGTCGTCGACCCGCTCGATCCTGAGGATGTGGCCGACAAGCTGGCCGGCGCCGCGGTCGAGGACCACGCGTGCGACGCGGCGCGCTACGGACTGTGTGCCGAGGCTGGACCTGAAGTGTCCAGCGCGCCGGTGCCGCTGAGTTTCGGGTGATGGAGCTGCACGACCTGGCGATCATCCTGGTCGGTTTCTGGGGCCTGGTGCTGCTGGTGGCCGTCATGGCCGCCAGAAATCTCGACAAGCCGTGGTGAGTTGATGGCATCCGACAACGAGACCATGGAGCGGCGCACCCTTGAGCACGCCGAGGACCTGCGCCAGAGCTTTTCGAAGCGCGACAAGCTCTACCAGCTGATCGACGCGATCCTGTTCAGCGACGTCGAGATCAAGATCCCTGAGGCCTACTGCGACACGGCGCTCGGGGTGCACGCGCCCATGGCGCTCAACATCGCCAGCACGGTCACGGCGGCGCTGAGCGTCAACCCCATGTCGATCACCTTCAAACCGATCGGTTTCGGTGATATCTACCAGCAGAACTCCACGCTCCGCGAGAACTTCTTCGAGGCGAGCTGGAAGCGTCAGGAACAGGAGGCCAGACGGCAACTGCTGCGCGCATTCATCTGGTCGGTAGTGACCAAGGGCGAGGGCGTGCTCAAGACGGTCGAACGTTCGCACACCGTGTGGGGCCAGTACTCGAAGATGGCCAAAGACCTCGAGGCCCAGCTGGCCGATGATCGCGATCTCGATTCCGACGCGAAGGATCGCCTGTATCAGGCGCGCACCGAAGAGGCCAAGCTGGCGCTGCCGTATCCAATCACCACCACCGACTGCCCACCTGAGACCTTCTACTACACCAAAAACGAAAACGGCCTGACGTCAGTGGTCGAGTGCAAGGAGATCCCCTACCACGAGGCGCTGGCCCGCTTTGGCATGGGTCTGAATTCCTATGGCGAGGTGGTCAAGGCTGATTCGTTCGACCCGCGCGCGCTGGACCTGCCGCGCGCCGAGTGGTCGCGCGTGATGGCCGATGCTGGTCAGCAGACCATCCGCTGTATCGAGGCCTGGGATCCGAAGGTCCAGGTCATCATCCTGCAGGGTCCTGCTCAGCGCGGGTACACCGACCGCGGCACGCTGTGCAAGGTGGTGCCGCATAGCTACGGCGACCCGATTCTCGGCACACTCCGCGGACCGTATTTTCACGCGCTGGGGACCACCACCGATTCCAGGTTGCCCGAGCACGCCGGCCTGTCGGTGCTGTTCGGCTACCTGGAGCTCTTTCCGTTGCTGGATTCGTTGCTGACGATGCAGGCCAACAGCGCCTATCTGACGGGCTTTCCCGCGTTCAAAAAGACGCAGCCGCCTGGCCAGATCCCTGGCTTGCCCCAGCCGCCGTATGGCACCAGCGGTCAGGAGACCACCGCCACCCGCATCCAGCCCGGACAGCTCTATCCGTATGACGTGGCCCCCATCGACCAGCCCAGGGCCGGCGCGGATTTCGACAAGTTCCTGCAGAACGTCCAGGCGTTGCTCGAGCGCGCGCTGCCCTCGACGGTGCAGGGCGTGGTGGCCTCCGATACCTCCGGCTATGCCCTGAATCAGGCCGCATATTTAGCCCGGCTCAATTGGAATCCGATCGTCTCCAACGTCGAGGTCGCCCTGGGCGAGCGGGTCGGCTTCGAGTCATGGCTGATCCAGCACCGCATCGGCGAGAAGGTCTACGCCTGGGGCGAAGTGGAAGCCAAGCGCAATCGCAAGACCATCAGTGGTCAGAGCAAAGCCGCCTGGCTGGGCATCGGACCTGACGATCTCAAGGGTGTCCACCGCTA